TGTTAAATTTCACGATTGGGCTGAAGAACAACCTGAGTATATTCAAAAAGCTTTATACGATAATGAAACAGATGCTAAAGCTGCATCTCGTGCTATTGATTTATATAAAGCAGATATGGGTATTACAGGTAAGAAAAAAGCAAAGTCTACAGACGCTGCTAAAGCAGTAAAGATGTTAGTAAATCATGTATGGTATTTAAATAATATTGATGATCTTATAAGAAAGCTACAGAGACAGGCGAGAATATTTGGAGAATCTTATATTTTTATTGAATGGGATAAGGATAAAGGAGATATACATCCAGACTGGATTGCGGCAGATAAGCTTGGTGCAATGCTAGAGTTATTAGATGCTGATGGAGAGGTAGTAACTGATGCAGGTGGAAAAAATATTAAATTAGATAAACCTATTAAAACAGGTGATTTAAAATATAGTATTGAAGTTCCGTGGAGAGTACATTTACAAAGACAAAGAAAATTAGAAGATGTTGAATATGTTATTAGATCTTCTGTTATTTCTACAGAGATATTAAAGGCAGAATATCCAAAGAAGGCAGATAAATTTAAATCTGAAACAAATGTTAAAGCATATGATACAGATTCTTTAACTGATCATTTATTAGAAGAAGAAACTATATTATATGAATTATGGCATAAGAAGACTAATCAAATGGAAGATGGTGCCTATTTTAAGTTTACAAGAGATTCTATTTTAGAAGAAAGTATTCTACCTTATTCACACGGTAAATTACCTATCGTTAGATTAACTGATATTGATTTACCAGAACAACTTAATGGTGCTTCTGGGTTTGATCTTATTCGCCCAATTCAAAATATGCATAATAATCTATCCACACTTCTTGCAAAAAATATTTATCTTACCGGACATGCTAAGTGGGTCATGCCTAGAGGGGCGTGTAAAATAGAAGCTCTAGGAAATGATAGTACAATTGTTCAATATCAAGGTCCAGTTGCGCCGCAAATGATGCAGACAAGACCTAACCCTCCTGAAGCATATAGCTTTAGAAATATGTTAGTTCAAGAAATGGGTCAAGTATATGGTGTACAAGGCGTTTCTCGTGGAACACCTCCGGCTGGAATTACGGCAGGAGTAGCTTTACAATTTTTAAATGAACAAGAACAAGAAAGAGCAACTACAGATGTAGCAAAACATAATGAGATGATACAAGAAATAGCAAAATTAACTATTGCTGTAGCAGGAGATTACTATGCTCCAGATGATGGTCGCATGTTACGAATTGTGGGTAAAGATAATAAATTTTCCATACGTCATTTCGATTCTGCTAATCTTAGTAAAGATTATGATGTACGTGTCCAAGTAGGATCGGCTCTGCCAGAATCTAAAGCAGGAAAGATTCAACGTATACTAGAAATAATGCAAATGAAACCAGATTTACTTTCAGCAGAAAGATGGGTTGATTTATTAGAATTAGGAAATACAGAAAAAATGTCTACACTTATAACTGCAGCTATTAAAAGCGCAGAGTCTGAGAATGAAGATATATTAGCTGGAAAACAAGTTGCAGATCCAGAAGAATATGAAGATAGTGTTTTACACTGGAAGACGCATGTAAAAGCAATACAAGGAAGATCTTTTAAAGAAGAAACACCTTTAGAAGTTCAAAACAATATGCTAGAACATATAGCTATTACAGAATTTGCTTTAATAGAAAAAGCACAAGTAAGCCCTGCTCTTCAAGCTAAATTAGCAGAACTACCTATGTTTCCAATTTTTGAAAAAGGATTTATTCCTAGGTCAAGAGAGCATGTAGAAGCAATGGTTCAGGGTCAGGCAAATAGAGGAGATCCAATTACTGGAATAATTCCGGGGAAAGATAATTCAGATGCTGACGAAGCATATAACAAAGGGAAGGAATAATGAGTGACGAAATTGCAACAAATGTAGAACAAACTTTTGAAGAAACTGCAACTGAGCAAGAGGTATTAGACTCTACTACAGGTAGTCAAATGTCTTTTGATGATTTAGATGCATTAACTAGTGAGAAAACTTCTCAGGAATTAGCAAATGAGGCAAAAGACTTTTTGGACAAGGGAGCAGAAAAAGAGACAAAGGCAGAAGAGAACAAATCAAATTCTGGAGACAAAGATAAAAGAAAAGCGGAAAAAGAAAATAATAAAAAGGAAGAAGATGTTGGAGAAGAGGAAATTAAAGAAATTAAAAAACTTCTCGGAAAATACGATGACAAAGAGCAAGAAATTGCTGCGGATACGAAATTTTCCCATAAAGTTGACGGAGAAGATGTAGATGTTTCTTTACAAGATCTTTTAAATAACTATTCAGGTAAGGTATCTTATGATAAGAAATTTCAAGAATTATCTGGATCTAAAAAAGAATATGAACAACAGCTAACTAAATATAAACAAGAAAAAGAAGCTGTTAATCAATATATTGGAAAGTTTGCTGAAATAGTACAGAGTGGAGATGCACTAGGTGCTGTAACATATTTAGCAGAATTTGCAGGTAGAAAACCTTATGAATTCAGAAAAGAGTTATTAGAACAAATAGCTCCTGAAATTCAAAGAAGAAATGGGTTAAGTCCCGAGGAAATGCAGAGAGAAAATTTAATAGAAGAAAATGATTATTTAGAGAAACTTAAAGAGTCTGAATTAAGTAGAAGGCAAACGCAGCAAACCCAATCGGAACTGCAAGCTAGAATAAAAAACATTCAGGAAACTCAGGGAATCTCAAGCGATGATTTTAATCAATATTATCGTGAGTTACAAGAAAATAACTATCAAGGTCAAATCACGCCTGAGATTATAGGAGAATATGCTATGCATAAGAATGCCTATATTAAAGCGTCTGGAATGGTCGAAGAAGTTATGCCTTCTCTTGCAACAGACTCTACAGTTATTGAAAGCATTCAAGCCATGATTGTTGAAAATCCGGGTTATGGAGACGATATCTATAGAGAGCTAGTACAAGAAGCTTATGGGAATATTTTGAAAGAATCATCATCAAAGGTATCTAAGAAAGTCTCAGGTACTAAAAAGGCAAAAGCAAAAGCTGAGCCTAAAGCGAAAGAAGATTTTACTTCTTTTGATGATTTATAAACAATTTAATAGGAGTCTATTATGGCAGCTGAAAGACAATTCAGTTTAACAGAAGCTTCTGCGTTATTTAAAATAAAATACGAAAAGCTTTCTGAAAATGTTTACAACTCATCTAATGTATTATTAGGTCGAGTTAAAAAGTCTTACAATTTTACTGGTAAGCAAATGCAAATAACAATCCCACAATCTTTTGCTGGTGGTGTTGGTTCTGGTTCATTACCAAAATCTAATACAGCGATTTATAGCGAAGCTGTAATCCAAGCAAAAAAAATGTACTCAGTAGTTGAAGTTGATCGTGAATCAATTAAAGCTGCAATGAGCGATGAAGGTGCTTTCGTTAGAGCAACTAAAGAGATAGTTAAAAAAGGCGTAGAGTCTTTTATGAGAAACCTTTCTAGATGTCTCTTAAACGATGGAACTGGTGCTCTAGGTACACAATCAGGTGCAGCGGTTGTAGCAGGTGGTAATACAACTATAGAACTTAGTGATTTCAAAGAAGCAAATCTTGAAGAAAGAGATTTAGTTAATGTTGATTCTGGAACTACTGCAATTGAAATTGTATCAGTAGATCCTGATAATTCAAAAATTACTTTAAAAGGTGATGTATCTGCTGTATGTGTAGATACTGCAAAAATTTACATGCAAGGTTCTAAGGATAATGATCCTGAAGGAATAAAAGGTGTTTTAGACGCTACTTCAGGTTTAAAGTACAACATTTCTGTAGCAAGACGATGGAAGTCAAAACAAAAAGATGCTTCTTCTGCTGCTATCTCAACTGATCTTTTAAACGAGATTATGTTAGGTGTTGAAAAACAATGTGGTAAGGCACCAAACCTTATTCTTACTTCTTACAAACAATATGAAAAAATATTGAACTTGTTAGAAGATCAAAAAAGATATGAAGTTAAAACTAGATCAGGGCTTAAGTCTAAATCTGGTGCTGACATTTCTTTTTCTGGTGTTGAGTTTATGAGTTCTGCAGGTCCAGTAGGAATTTTTCCTGAGAGATTTGTTGAAGATGATAGAGTTTATGCTCTTAATGATAATCATATTCATATTCACCACAGACCAGATTTTGGTTGGTTTGATGATGATGGAACAGTTTTCTTAAGAAAAGCTGATTCAGATGCTTATGAAGCAAGATATGGTGGATACCTTCAAGTATACATTAATCCTTGTTTTCATGGTGTTATTACTAATCTAGCTTAATAGCTTAAAAACTGGGTTTTCCTCCCTACCTAGTTCCCCAGAGTTGACGCTCTGGGGTTTTTAAAGGGAGATTAAGAGGAATATATGGCTTCAGTTAATAAAATAGAATTATGCGGATCTTCAGTTTCTAAGGCTGCTTTTAGCACTTTAGAATGCGAAGCCATTTCCCTACCTCACGGAGTACGAGATGTACTCTTTGTTTCAGACTGTTTTCCAAATGCCGATGTTAAAGCTCGGTTAGAACACAGTCCAGACGGATCAGCCGGATCATGGTCCACCGTTCAATGGAAAAGAATAGTCTCAGGAGAAGCTTCTGGAGCAACTTGGGGTAACGAAAAATACCTCGACACATCTCCAAAAAGACCTTCTTCAGCAACCGATCCAGATTACAAAAATAAACATTTAAAACTAACCACAAATTTCGGTGGTGTAGATATAATACAACATAAGCTAGATGCAACTTCACCTTTCAATTTGTCAATGTGGATGAAAAGTGGCGAAGTTCCCTCAGCAACCTACTCCCCAATTCTTTTTAGAAGTGGTGGAAAGATTGCAGATGCTGATGCATTTGACAATATACAATCTCTTAACCTTGCAGAAGGTACAGGAGAATCTAAAAATAAATATTTAAAAGCTGATACTGCTTCTCAAACTGCTATAGATAGCGATTCAGATGCACCAGATGCTTTCACATATAGTACATGGTTTAAAACCAATACAGATCCGGTGGCAAATTTGATTCCTGAAAATGGAGCAAATTCTCTTCGTATTAAATCTGGTGATTATCTCCGAGATCCTCAAGCTTTTGAAATAGAGGGAACACAGGCTTTATGTAACACAGAAAATGATTGGACTATTTCCTATTGGTGGCGTAATGAATACGCTGTTTCAAGTAATGGTGGTTATTACGGTGCTTTCTCTTATCATGGTTTTTTTGATCGTGATCAAAATACAGGAACAACGGCAAATAAGATAGGTTTCTTTGCCGAACATGCTGGTCCTCGTTATTTTGGTGGAATACGCTTTGGGTCATATTCTTACGGTGGAGGATTAGCTGGAAATGGTGTTGGTTGTTGGAAGGGAACTACCTACCCAAACTGTGCAGGAGTAGTACAAATTGCTACATATAACACACCCTCCGGAGTTACTGCATCTTCAGGTCTAAAAACACTTGCTACTGGAGGAAGAGATCAACATAATAAACCAATTGTTAATCCTAATGATGGAGAATGGCATCATATCGTACACACTTGGAAGGGAACCCCTAGAGGTGGTCTGGTCTATGGTGAATGTGATTGGGCTTGGGATTTAAATGCCCCCGGAAGAAGAGTATATATTGATGGATGGTTATGCTCTACCGTCAAGCCAACAGCAACAAGCTCATCTACGGAGGGTTATTGGAATGCAGCAAGAAGTTTTTCTCTTTCAAATGGAGGTAGTCAAGGTACTTTCGATTCAACCTATGATGGATATATGGAACCTCAGTTTAACTTACAATTTCACCACTATGACTCAACTGCACCACAGTCTAATACCGGATGGGAGGGGTATGGTGGTTATGGAAATTTTTGTCAATTTGCTGTACATGACGGGTATGTAACTCAAGAGGACGTAGATAAAATGTATGGGGCTTCTACCGCAGGCGGATTAGATGGAAAACCTCAAGTTGAAACTACTTTAAATTTATCTTATAACGGAAATACTAGTGCGGAATGTAAATTATTTTCCGATTTTAGCGTACATAGTAATTTCAAATCTTCTGGTACATCTCCATATACATTCACTGATAAAATTAATCACCCGGCATGGCAGTATCAATATGCATATCTAAATAATACAGATACCATGTCAAAACAGTACGCCTTTGAAAATTTAGCTGATACCGGAGCAACATATACATCACCTAACGCAGGTGCTTACAGTGATACTGACTTAGGATGGACTTCTTCTAATGGGTTTAGAATAGTTTTTAGCAGTTGTCACTCCCCGGGATATAAATC